AGCATTATTATTGTCTTCAATAGCTTTTTTATTTTTTTGGTTGGCTCTTTCTTCTGCTTCTTTTTGCTTTGTTAATATTTGCGAATTTCTTATAATTTCTCGCTCCGTTTTTATAGTTTGTTGTTTTAATTTTTCAGAATTTATTTCAGCCTTTGTCTTCAAATCCAACGCCTGCGCCTCCAATTTATCTAATTGAATACTTTGATTTTTCATTTTATTAGCATCTCCAATAGCCTTTGTAAAAGATTGCAAACTTTTGGTATCCTTAATTATAGCAGACCCTAATTCTTTTTCAAGTATTATTGCACTTTCTCTAATCTCATTATTTAAAAGTTTTATTTGTTCGATTGTTTGTACGGCAGAAAATCGAACGTCTTTGAATAAATCGCTTTCAGATATTTCTTCCCTTTTAACTTGTGACATTTTATTTAGATTTTCTGTTGTTTTTTTCTTGCCTAACCTCTTTATTAGCCTCTATGTAAGCCTTTGTCAACTCTTCATATTCAGCTACTGTTATTTCATTTATTTTTATATGAGAACCGTACCATTTGCCTATATAAACCAATGAGCGTTCAATGCTAATTCTGTTTTGTTTTTTTCTATTTATTGAGTTTAATTTTTCTCGCTCAATACTTAGCTTTGTTTCTATAAAATTATCACGTGTAAGAACCCATTTAAGTTCTAAAATTGCAATATTCTTTAATAGCTTTAATACTTTTAAATATTTTTCATTAAATCCAAACCTTTGTAAATATTGGTCGTATAACGTTAACCATTTATCTAAATCACTGCTTAATTCTAATTGGTCGAATTTTACCGATTTTCGTACATATCTTAAATCACCATCCAAACACTTAACCCAGTTATAAAGTTTCATTTCGTCAATTGATACCCAAAACTCTTCGGACGTAGGTTGGATAGTTGTATTTTGCTTTTTGAACAAGCCTTTGAATATTCTCATAACTTAAACCGATTATTTGCTCACGATACCATTCTTGGTTAATCATTTTATCAAAATCTGCATCTATTTCAATATAATCAAAAAAAACAGTAATAAACATTGAACTAAAAAAATCCCCTGTATCTTTTAAAGTATATCTATCGCCTGCCTTTTTTAGTCCGCCACTTATTATTTCTGTTGCCTCTGAATAATGTCCTATTACATTACCCTCGGAATCAATACCCTGTTTTATTAATTGGTCATTTTGAATCCAACTAAGTAGAATTTCTTTTTTTAAATCATATGTAAATAATTCAACCCATGCTATTGAATCGTAAAGCAATGAAGTTTTTTTTAAAACTTCGCCTATTCTAGTATCTAAAAAATCAATCATGTATATTTTAAAAAATGCACCTTATAATTTTACAAGGTGCATTCATTAATTATTAATCCTTAGCTAATTCGCTTTTAGGGTCTTTTTTCGCTTCAACTTTTAACAATTTCAATGCCTCTGCATGAGCTTCACGTATTGTCTTTTCTGGAACGTTTCTAAATACTTTAAAAGCATCAGAAAGTTTCATTTTTACTAATTCGTTTGCATTAAAACCAAAAACACCCTTTTTAATAGTCAAAGTTTTTTGTTCTGATGATTTTTCCATAATTCAAAATTATATATTCGCTAATATATTAACCTCATTACCGCTAAAACCTGATTTCATGACAATAACCTCCAATAAATCACCAGCGTTAAACGTTCCTGCAAGCATAGTTAAAACATAAGACCCTGGAGAAACTTCAGCAACTAATGTAGGATAAGAAACAGTTAAGCCGTTTACATTAACCGTCCAGTCGCCAACATTTGTAGCTCCTTGATATTTAATAGGATTTAACGCCGTACCGTACTCAAACATCGCTTTAAATGATATTTCTTGATTAGATGCAGACGCAAGCTCATCAGTAAAAATAACATCAATCAACCCCTCTAATTCATTGAAATTAACGCCTGCTTCTGTTGAAGTTAACATTTTTAATGTTGAATCCTTGAATAAACGTGAAAAATCAAACTCTAAATGAATTTTTGATGGCTCTGAATCAGTTGGCAGCATTAATCTTACATCCCAAGAAGAGTTGTCAACTGGAATAGGATATAAAAAATTGTCATTCGCATCGTAAGAACCTATTAAATTTCCCTCAATATCTACTATATAAACACCAAAAGAAACACAGCCCGCAGACTCCATTTTACCCAACAAAGTAGGGCTTGAATCCTCTTCCCATAAATCCCCAGCAAAAGACCTTTTTCCATCTCGTAACTTTGCTTTTCTACCACTAGCCGCTTCAGCTGTTATTGGGTCTGCCTTTGGAATTGTTACATCCTCAAATTGTGGCAAAGGAAACCATCTTGTTGACGGGTCAAGTGAAATAATCAAATCATTCCAATCAGGCAAAAATGTCGATAAATCAATACCGTTTTTTACACCTGTTGAGGATTTCAATGGGACTAAAATAAGTGAACTAGTCACGTTTTGAATAGGAATACACCCAGGTTTTCCTAAATTCTCGATTCCTGCATTGCAGTCACAAACATTCATTTTTTTAAAATTTTAATTATTAATATTTAACATTCACACCCTTTTTTGTAACGTATTAGGGTCGGTTGTGTTTCTACCGCTGACACGTATTCGTTAATTATTTTATTTACATTACCTTTATTGTCAATATAAACTCCAAACCTAGCACGCTCAATAATTTTGTTTTCAATTATTGTTTTAAACATCCTATCTTTTTTAAACGTTTCATAAAAACGCTCTTGAAGATTGTTTAACGGTTGTAATACTAAGCGGTGCTGTTCTTCATTCGTCCACCTTTGTTCATTTGCTTGGTCCATAAAAAAAATTTGAGGTGTTACCTCCCTTTCTACGGATGAACCACGCCCAAACGTTTTTTCTAAATAAGTTTCATTTAACCAAACGGCTGGCATCTTATTGTCTGCAAGTTTTTCCATTTGATGATACTCATTATTTACAGACGTTGGCGTGCCTGAAAAAAAATGTATTTTTTGACATATTATTTTTGTACCCTCATAAGGCATGGGAGCTGTCGGTGTAACTTTTTCTAACTCAACCCACTCATTATTCAAAAAATCCGTTACAACATATAAAAATCCGTTTTCATCTGATATGATTTTACCTATTGATAAAAATAAAGTTTTGCAAACGTAAACACGTGAGCCAACAACGGAACTAACTTTAATATCTAAATCAATGTTAGAAACCTTTTCTTTTATCAAATCGGTTAAACTTACCATAAAGGGTTAATTGTATTAAATCTTTGACCTTTAAATAGTGGATATGTAGCCATATTATCACTACAATACAACTGAATAGCATCTACCTGCAACACCTGCTCATTATACCCACTATAAGACGCCTCACGTAACGAATTGGCGTTTTCTTTTCGTGTAATTGATAAGCCTGTGGGGTCTTGCTGTTTCTGCAACTCTTTTACCCATTCCGAACGAATAAACCCCTTTAAAATGGATTTAATACCATTACTATAAATATATCCATTACCTTTTTGAACAAACAATTGATTGTTTAATACAATAAATCCTGGCGAAACGGGTATGCCAAAAGAATCGACATCTAGTAAATACAATTCTGCCAACTCTAGACCTAAAATACGTACTAGATAAGGCTTTTCCAAGCTATCAATCAACCCGTTAATATCAATATTTTGATAAGCGTTTGAATTAATGGCGTTTGGTGCATTGTTAAAATCTCCTATTTTGACTATTATACCCATTAAAACCCGATTTTTTTTTATTTATCAATCACTTTTGTAGATACTACTGGTGTAACCTCCTCAATGTTTTGATTTGTTACCTTTATAGCTTTTTTCTTTTCGATTAATTTTTCAGCTTGAATATGATGCAACAATTTTACATCTCCAATCGGTTTGTCATTTTTCATCAATCGAACAGCAACGTAATCACTTTCTTTGTTAAATGTTACTTGCTTACCTACTTTTTTTTCTGTTTTTGCAATTTTAAATACTGGCATATTTTTTATTTTTATGTTAAAATTAACCGCCTATTAATTTAGGCGGTTTTTCGTTAAATTGTTAAAGACGCTTTAACTGATGCTAAGTCAATAAACATCCAAGACGGCATATCCATTTTAGCAATATACAACAAAGAAAACACCTCACCGATTGCGCTTTTCTTGTTTGTAATAAATTGGTCATTATACATACCAAAACGAAGAATATAACCGCTGTGAATTTCTCGGTATGTTGATGAATCTCCAATTAAAGCCATGCCCTGTGACATTTTATTTGTTGATATTAAACGCATTCCGTTTATAGTTCCATTCATTAAGTAAGGTACTAATCTCCAATTGCCATCCGCATCCTGTGTAAACATTGTGGCTACTACATCAGCTGGGTTCATAATAACCGTGTCAGCATTATAATTCATGCCATCAATTACAGAAGCAGCCGCAACCGTTGCTATACCATTATCAGCAACTAATAATGTGCCATCCAAGGCAGAAGAAGTGTATGGCACAGCGTTTATTTCAATAGTGTTAATTAACCCATCTTGCCAAGCTCGTAAAACGTCATCTTCAAACATTGCGATAATTTCACTAAATAACCTATCATTATCCATTTCAAACTCCTCTGACCATTCGATACGTCCTGCATATTTTACTCGGTCGGTTGTTGTTCTTACGAATTGATATGTCAATAGTGGTTTTGTTCCACCCTCTTCAACTACTTCAACAGCTCCAGCCGTTGGCTCTTGCTCTGTTTTAATTATTTGTTGAGGCACTTTTGATACTTGACGGTTGCGAATCACATTTAACATAAAATTCTCTGGATACCTGATTTTGGCAATATCATTGTCAAAAGCATAGTTCTCAAGATTAGGCATAGTAATTGAATTACCATACGTAGTAGTATCTAATTGACCTTGTGGTGCTCGTTTTGCATCAAAAGAAAATTCAAAGTCTTGACCGCTTTTTATAGCTTGTCTTATTTGCTCACTATTTTTCTCTAGTAATTTACGTAATTGGAATTTTTCAACATCACCAAGCTGTCTAATACTTCTTTGTTCTACTTTATCCAAAGCCAAGGCAATTGAACGGATTTGGTCGGCAATTGTTTGAACATTGCCATCTTCTCCCTTTGGCATTTCACCTAACGCGCTTCTCATTGCATCAGTCATTTTTTCGCTATAACGCTTTTCTGTTTCCTCGTCTTGCTCTTCTAATTGTGAATTTAATGCTGTTTCAAAAGCTGTAATAAATCTCAATTGTGTTTCTTCTAATTCTGCACCCTGTTTTGATAGTGCTTCTCTTAAATTAAATGGTTTTCTTTTCATTTTTTAAAAAAATTTTACTTTATTAATATTCGCATTTATTTGTTGTTTAGGACAGTGTTCGGCACGGCTATCCGTATTAATTGAGTTTAGTAAACCTCTTAAATTTTCAATCTCTTGATGTTTAAAAACTTTTAATATTTCTTTTTTTTGGTAATCGTTAAAACTTCTTAATTGGGCATTTTCATCACTTGAAAATGTAACTAGTGAAATTTCAAATAGTTTTATTTCACGAAGTATTAAAGCATCATTAACCTCATCCCATTCTACTTTATCCCATACATAGTTAAAACCGTATGATAATTGTCTCAAAACACCTTGCCTAACCTCTGATAAAGCCTCTTCTGATGCTGTTGTGCCTGTTATTATTTCAGCTTCAAAATACAAGCCGTAATCATCCTCTAATAACTTTGTAATATTACCAATAGGCTCTGATTGTCTATGTTGTTTTAAAATAACTATTTTATTTTTTCCCGAACCATTAACCCCCCTTGCATTTATGCTATTAGTACAAGCTCCTTTTATCACGATTTCATTATAATCATTCTTTGAACCCCAAACTATTGCATAACCTTTTATAAGCCTGTCACCCTCGTTAAATTTAGAACGTTCGCCATCTAAAGGAACTGAAAAAAAACTATTTGAGCCTCCTCGTTCTTTTTTTATTTCTTCTATTTTTGAATCCATTGAGTTAATTTTTTATTTATTTGTTCAGTTGACATCCCCAATTCTTGAAGAATTTTGATATTTGACAATTCAATAGTGTCCGCCTCTAATTGTGTTTTTCTGTCCGATTGTAATATTTCTATATTATCTGTACTCTTTCTAAATTCCCAATCCTCTGGAAGATAAAATATTTTTGTTAAAGTTTTGGATATATCTTCAGCATAAGGATTTATTATATTTTGCCATAAATGCTTCTCTGCATCTCGTTTGTTTGAAAATGTAGATGAACCACCGCTATAAATCAATTCAGTTGAAACGCCAAAAATACTAGCTATTGCCATTGAATCTACTTCGGCTTCTTTAAACGGTTCTAAATCTTTTATTTTACCTAATGTTTCAATAAAACCCAAAGGGAAAGAAGATATGCCCGTAAACATTTTATCTCCAACAATACCCTCCATATTGTTTAAATCTTCTAATACTCTATCCCTTGTAATTGGGTTTATTTGCTCGCTAATAGTTGAAGCTCCTTTGTCATCTTTAAAAACTATACCTGCAACCCCATTTTTGTCATACACATTAAATCTAGCAGAATAAACAGCCAATAGATTGTTTATATTTCTTGTTACAGATAATAGTGGCGTTTTAGTTTTTAAATTTTCATCTATTTGCGAAATTGAATTATAATTAACCTCATCAGTATTTAAAGACATATCAATTAACCAATGAGTATTATACATTTCAATTAATTCCGAAATATCACTAATTAAATAGGGATTAGGGATTGATTTTTTTATTTTTATTTCTACAGTATCAGGATTTAATACCCAAATATTACTAATCCTATCAACTGTTTTTGTTTTAAAAGTTGATGGCATTTTAGTTAAAACAAAACTCCCTCCGCTTGCTAATTCACTAAATTGTATTTGATAAATTAATTCACTTAATGAGTTAAATGGATTAGGGTTTTTTAATAATCTTACTAAATTATTAGGTAAATTCTCAACTATTTTATCAGTGTTTTTATTATATATATTAAATTTGCAAGATGCAACCCTGTCAGAAATAATATCAATCGGTGCGAAAATTTCGGCTATTGTGGAAGCAAAGTAAACGGGGCGTAAAGGGTCGAATTTTTGATAAACGCCACTTGATAACATTTGATTTATATAATGGTAAAATTTACCGTTGGCATCAACTTGAACCCAATTATTTTTTGGCGTTGTATTTACTTTTTTACCAAAATCCCAAAACCCCATTTTTTTTGAAATATTTTATTCAAAAATAGTTATTTTTTTTATATAAAACATTTTTTTTTATATAGGGTGCGAATTTATTATTTTTTTATGTTATTAAAAAGTAATTCTTTGAATTTTATTTTTATAACATTTGAAGCGAATGTAGTTACGTCCATAGCATCAGCTTTGTGCGTGTTTGTGCTATCACGTTTAAACTTTGTTAAATCACTAATATAATGAGAAAATTCAATATTTTTTTTATAATCTTCATTAAATACAAAATGTTTTATAACAGTTTCAAATCCTGATAATATGCGCACCGTTTTTGGTTCTCGTGATGTTATAGGATTTATTTTTGTATTATAATTCGCTAACCTTTTAACTCCCAAAATAAGTGCTAAACCTAGACCGTTTGATTCTATAAATATTTCCGATACATTATGTTCATTTATTTTATCTATTATTCTTGTTGTATTAGCTTCAATACCGTTGTTATTATGTATGACATCATTAACATATACAAGTAACCTATCATCTTCAAAATAAATTTTAATAAATATAACACTCAATTTATCGCCCCCCTCATCTGCAGGGTCAGCAAAAGCCATTGAATAAATAGGCTCATTTGTTATTTTACTGAATTTCAATGAATCAAACGGAATAAGCAATCCTAGTAAGTCCTTAGGGTCTTGCTGGTATTGTGAATCAAAAGTTCTTGGGCTGTTTTCTTTAATCCTATAAAGCTCTTCAAGTGTATGCTTAAATGACCATAATGCTACATCGTTAAAATTTTCATCTTTACTAATAGCAGGAATACTTAATAAAGTCCATTCATTCGGCTCTGTATTCATTAAATATCCTATTAAATCTCTATCGTGTACTGCCTGTCCTATTATTATTATTGGGGTATTCCTTGAGTTTGTTCTACTTCGTATCGTGTTTTCAAATCTTTCATTTATTCGCTCCCTTTTTATATCACTATCTGCATCATCAGGTTTTAAAGGGTCATCTATTACGATTGCACCCGAAAATTTGTTTTTTTGTAGTTCGCTTAGTTCAATTAATTCTTTATTTAACTCTTCGTCTTCGATGTCCATTTCTCCAGCTCCAAAACCTGTAATTTGTCCGCCTGTTGATGTGGCATAAACTCCACCGCCTTTTGTAGTGTACCATTTCTTTTTTGCCGTGGATGCTTTATCAATTGCAACCCAAGGATATAGCCTATTATATTCAGTTGTTTGTACAAAATCTCTTATCTCTTCGGAATTATCCAACGCTAAATCACTAGAGTAACTTAAATGTATAAATTTTGAAGACGGGTTTAATGCCAACCCCATTGATATAAAATTAATTACTGCAAGCTCTGTTTTTCCGTATCGTGGTGCTATTCGTATGGCTAGTTTTTTAATCTCACCTTTAAAAACTTTGTCTAAATATTCACATATTAATTCGTGATGCCAATTAACTACAAATTTTTTATTATATCTATGTTTAAAATGGTATTTACTAAAAAACAAACTACTATAAAGCGTTTCGGCTCTTATTATATCAATTTCAGAAAGTTCCATTTTTAAAATTAATAATCTTCTTCTAATTTCTTTTTTAAAGATTTAATTTCGTCCGTACTTAGTGGCTCGGTTTCTGAATTTACATTAAAATTTGTGTTTTCAGTTTTTGTAATTAAGCCAAGTTTTGAAGTCATTATGCGTGGGTCAAATTCACCTATCGATGCGCCATTGAATTGATTAACAAAAACTATTAACTCTATTTGCTCCATTGCTTCCAATAGCTCTGATTCCGTTTCATTAGTTGGATTATTTTTAAATCTAAGTTTTGAATTTCGCCACCAAGAAAACGAACAACCAAGAAACAAACAAAGACCCTCAATGCTGTATGGCTGTGACTTTGGTTTTTTCTTCTTTGTTATATCATCAGGTGTATTAACATTGATTTTTTTTGTAATTTCGTTAATAACCCATTTATTTGAATCCATATATTCAAAATATTCATAACTAGCATCTAGCAAAAGTTCTTTTGTTGCAAAAAGTTTTTCTTTTCCGTGCTTTGTTCGTCTTTTCCAAAATTGACTGCCTTTAGGTGGTGCCATTATTTAATTATTAAATGTTTAATAAATTTAACTAATACAAAAACTAAAAGAATTATTAAATATACAATATATCTTCTTGACATTGCTTCACGTTCATGTTTAAATTTCTTTATTTCATAAATTGAGGGCATATCTTTAAAAACCAATATTGAGCATATAAGCCTATCTAAAAAAACCAATATTGAAGCTAATATTATAATAAATATTTTTAAAGTTTCTTTTAGTATTTTTTTCATTTTTTGAAGTGTTATTTTTAGTACAAATATAATAAAAAAAATTAGCGTTCTAAATATTTAAGCAGTTCAAGTGTAGCGCAACAGTCACCCATGGCAGAATGCTTGTTTTCATGCGCTAAATTCAAACCATTACAAAGGTATTCAAGTGAGTAACTATCTGAATTTAACAACTCCTTAGATAGGTTAATGGTATCTAAATTATTTATAAATAAAAAATCCGTGCTTTCATTTGTAAACCGTTCAAAGAAATTAATAATTCTAGGCAAATCAAATTTTATTAAATTATGACCTATTAATTGTATGGGGTTATTATATTTGATTTTACTTATTATTTCATTACATACGATATTACATTCTTTTCCTAATAATTGTATTTTTTCTATTGAATGCCCATGAATATATTCAGCACGTTTTGAATATTCCATTAAATCAATGGAATTATGTTTTTTATATGGTTTTATTAATGTTTCATATTTATCAATTATATTATATTTTTCATCAAAAAAAACAATTCCTATTTCAACAATACCACTATTATAAATATTAAAGCCCCCTGTTTCAATATCTATTATAGCTCTGTTTTTATTCATTTAGTTTTGTTTTTTAAATATATTCTAATAACAATATAAGCATCTGCAATACAATTATCACATTTCTTTTTAAGCTTTAATCCTGTTATTTTCTTATAAAAAAAATCTAACTTTCCGAACTCAATATGTGTTAAATACTTGTCATTATTATTAATTTTTTCTATTAACCAATCGGGAATTTCCATTTATTTAAAGCCGTTAATATGATATTCAGTATGAGTTTTGTTATTTCTTATTATTATTTCTAATTCAAGTAAATCACAAATTTCGATTAAATCTTCAAACTTTGTACTACCCTTGCGTAATGTTCGCCAAAAACAAGTTGCTTGCCTATTTAAGGACTTGTTTAATTCTCCCTTTTTTGAAAATCCTGCACCTACTCTTTCAATGTTTACTATTTTGTAAATTTCTGAATCTTTATTTTTTATCATTTTTAGTCTATATTATTAAATATTTCAAGTTCTGCACCTTTTAACATTTCGGGTTTGTAAATAAGTTCAATACTATCAAAAATTACTTGCTCATTTTCGTAATATTGCATACTAATATTGTGCATTAAACGACTTCTATTGTATGGATATATTATTAAATTATTTATGATTTTATTAATCATTCCTATTGTTATATCTAAATCTTTTTGAATAAAAAAAACTGATTCACTTTTTAAAATAAGCTCCGAACATCGCAAGGCTTTATATTCAGTAATCCCAAATTGTTTTGAAAAATCTAGTACAGTCATTTAGAAATTATTATCAATTTTAAAACATTCATTAGTTGCAAACCATTTTTTTTCGCCATGTGGTGAAGTCCATGAGCGACCCCTTAAATTAAAGTGTATAGTTACCACACTCCCTAATTGGTAGGCGTTTATTATATCACAATTTTTATTCGCTAATTGGAATGGTATTTCTTGCGAATATTGTCCCTCTGTTTTTATTACAAAATTTCTTAATGAAAAATTTTCTGTTTTTTGCTCCGTTTCGCTAATATTTATTAACTCGCCTTTTATTTGATACATATTTAAAATGTTAATTTAATTACTAATTCATTTAGCTGTTTGTTTATTAACGCAGCTTCTTCTTTTGCTATTTTTACCCACTCTGTTACTGGTTTTATTAATGGTCGTGATTTTGTTCCTAAGTTTATTTCTGAATCCAAAGTTATTTTTTTTACAAATAATTTTTTTAATGCCTCTTCTCTGTATGAAACAAAATACAACTCTTTTAGTGTGTCAATTACAGTAAAATAGTGCAAGCATTGATGTATATTGTCTAACGGTATTTCGTCCTCAATACACGTTTGTACGTGTTTTTTTGCACCAGGACATTTTATTTCACAAGCTATTGTTTTGCATTCTGTTAATCCGTCTGGACTTATAGCTAAATTAGGAATGTCCGATATAATATACCCAATTTGGTTGAATTTTAAACCTGTATATAATTCTATTTGAGCCCTCGCTATGGGTTCTAAAAAAATACCCCTAGCCATGTCATCACTCATATAATCATCTTCATTAGATTGATAAGATTCGGTATATTCTGCTAATAATTCAAAAAGAAGCGTGTCAGATTTTACAAATAATCCTTTTGACCTTGTACCGCCTATTTTAGCATTTCTTAACTCGTGCCACATTTCGCTACCCTGTTCAACATCATGTATAGTCATTTCAGTTCATTTTTTAGTTCGTCTTTTTTTGCTATTATAACGGCTTTATTCTGCACTTCTTTTGAAAATGAAGTATATACACCTTTTAACTCTTCAAGTGTCTTACAGTCGCTTAATTTAGCTAAATAAGGCGTTAAATCAACAATCTGTGTTTCTTCGTGATTCAATGGCGTTATAATTATTAATTTCTTTTTTCCTCTCGATACCGTTGTTATTATCCTTTTTGGCTCTGTTATATTACTAGCGTGACTTATTACAATACCACCAACATCTAACCCCGAAAATTTAATAGTCTCATCCCTGAAAATAGTTAAACTTCTCCCAATATAGTCAAGTCCATTAACACCCCAAATTTGTACCAACGCCCTGCGCATACCCTTAGACGGCTTGTATGGCTTATTATTATCACCGTCAAAGTATATGCTTATAGGTTGAGTTTCGCTATCCGTTTGCTTTATATCCCGTATCTTTATTGTTTTAGACCCACTTATTAAATCATCCGCATTTAATTGGTCTGATTTTGGTACTATTGTTATTCCTAAATCTATTTCTAATTCCATTTTGTTTTTTTTTAATAATTAAAATAATATGCTAATTCATCAGCCCAATACCCTTTTGAAAAAATATCTTGTGTTTGTGTTATTATTTTTACCTCATCTGATTCAACCCAAACTAATTCATGTAAATCTCCAAATTCATCTTGAAATTCACATGATAAAACTGTAAACAAAGGTACATCATCTGTAAATATTGGAGAAATATCAACATCTAAATTAATCACTAAACAACTATAATTGACATTATTTACATCAATATAAACGCTAAAAGTTTTTTCATCAAAACTACTGTCATTGTATTTTAATTTGCCTAATTCTAGTATCTCGCTAACTGTTTTCATAATTGTTCTACTATTTTTTTATATCTTAATTCTAATCTATTTATACACTTATTATAAATTTCGTTTTTATGGCTCATCTTTTTAATAAAAAATTCACTAGAATTGAAATTTATTTTAGTGTGTTCAGTCATTTTTTTAAAAAAATTTATAGCCTCTAGTATTTCAATACATTGTTGATGAAGCTCTATTTTTACTATTTTATTAATCACATCCATTTGTTTTGTTTTGTTTTGTTTTGTTTTGTGTTACAAATGTAATATAATAATATAATATAAAGCACCTTTATATTAAAAAAAACGTTATTTATATACATTCTAAATAACATTATACCTATTCAAATGCTCTATAAATTCTTCAAGTGAACGAATAACCCAATATAACCGCCCCAAAGATTCAACATGAGATTGAAATTCCTTTTGTTTTGGTGATTGAACTCCTCTATAATCTTTAAACTCGCAATAAATAATTATAGAACCCGTATCAATTACGGTGTCAGAAACGCCTGCCATTAATCCCGTTGCCTTTTTTCTCATTTGTTCGACTGCTGAACGCCCATCATTGGGCACGCTGAATATTAATATTCTAGGTTTATGGTGTTTCAATCCGTAATTATTACGTAAATACATTACGCATTCTTGCTGTATCGCTGACTCTGTTAACATATTTTTCTAAAATTAATTTGTCTTAATGCCCATTTATAGTTATAACCCATTAATTTACCATATTGAATGAAATCGTCTTTACTTTTTAAGTAGTGATAAATCCAACTCTTTGAATATCCTTTTGATTGTTGTATTAAAATTAAATCTTTTATACTAGATTTTTCGGCTAGTTTTTGTATTTCAAATCCAGGCATTAAAACTAAATCAGTAATAATTTGAGATTCTTTTTCCTTTGCTAATTTCTTAAACTTATATCCACATTCAGGACAATCCATGATTGACGAATACATAAGATATGCGCATTTTGGACATTCTTTTATTCCTGCTTCACCTTGCTTGCTTTCTTTCTTTTTTAATGTCCATTTTCTTGGATGTTCCCAATAATTATGACGCTTTATGTTATTACCGAAATCAAGAATATAAAATCTTTTTTTGTCTTTTGATATTCTTGAACCTCTACCAGACATTTGTAAAAACAAAGGTAGGGATTTAGTAGCCCTATACAATATAACTACCTCAATATCGGGAACATCAAAGCCAGTTGTTAATATTCCATAATTTGAAATAATAGCCCCTTTTGTGTTTGTAAACCATTCTATAATTGATTTTCTTTCTATATCAGTCATATAACAATCAACGTGCTTTATATTCAACCCCTTTAAAATCCAGTCATTAACTAATTCTTTACTGCTTTCTACATTTGGAGCGAATAATATTGCTTTTTTACCTTTACATATTCTAATATAATTCTCATAAACCCCATGAAATAACTTTATTTCGCTAAATTTTTCACCCATTGTTTTCTCATCATAATCACCGCCCTTTGTTTTTATTCCTGTGAGGTCAACTTTTACACCGTATGAAACACAATTAGATAATTTATTTTTTAATATTAATTCGGGTGTGTCAATTACTTGTATAATGTCATCATAAAATTTCTCCAAGGTATATTGTTTACCATATCTGTACGGTGTTGCCGTAGCTCCAATTACATAAGTGTTGTTTGAAATATAATCAAATAATTTATCAAATATTGACTTGTGAGCTTCGTCAATAATTATTAAATCCATTGAATAAAGTAAGTCACGATATTCAGGTTTATTAATTCTACGCATGAAAGTTTGAACCATAGAAATATAAAGATTTTTACTAAAATCTACCTTTAAATTTGGCTTTATTTCTGACGGTTCCAAATTCATTCTAATAAGTGAACCACTAGACTGCGAAAATAATTCTTTTCTATCCGTTAAAATCAAAATTCTTTTATGACGTTCAATAGTTTGTTTTGTAATATAACTAAAAATAACAGTTTTACCACTTCCTGTTGGAGCGCATAAAATAACACGCTTTTTTCCATTAATGAAACTATATCGAATACTTTCTATATAATCTTTTTGATATTCATATAAATTAATCATATATCAAAGGGGTTTATTGATTTGATAATTTCGGCTTTTCTTTGAATATAATATTTATTCGTTCTGTCTTTAAATCTAGGATTGCCAAAAATTTGCTTTAACTCCGAACCTAGTTTTTTCATTGACAAAATTCGCTGTCTTGAATGCGTTTCGATTAAATCTTTTATTTCGGTTGCCGTTAACCATTCGCCGTCTTCTTTTGGTATGCTGAAGAATTTATTTATTAATTCTCTTTCAAATGGAATGCTCTCAAACTGTTTGCCTACTTCGTTTAATATTTCAAGTTCTGTTACCTCCAGTTGATATATTTCCCCATTTGAATAAGCTCTATGTAATTCAATAAACAGCTCATCTTTGTCTATTGAATTATATAAATCGTGATTTATATAATTAACATCTATTGGCAAAATTCTTGTATTACCAGTACTGTCATTTATTAACTGATGGTCATTTGAAGTGCCACATAATAAGGCTAAACGCTTATAATCCTCATTATAACGACCATAAGCGGCACGCAATGAAAAGTAATTTTTTGACGTTAATTCCTTAAATTTCTTTTCATCACTTTTTGACTTACCGCCCATTTCATCATCCATAACAATTAATTTTTCAGACATTAAAAGTTCATCATCTTTTCCCCTATCTAAATTAGATTCAGAATAATACGGCTGTAATGCACTAGGCAATAATCGTCTAAACCATTCTGTCTTACCCGTGTTTTGTCCGCCTGTCAATGCAAGTACGGAACGAACTGGATGACCATATATGCACGCTATAATACTTAACAGCCATTTCCTTATAAATCTGTCTTTTATTGCAGTGTTACTTTCAATAGTCCTACATAATTTTTCAATGTTTCCTGTCGATGTTCTGAATTTATTAGCTTCGATATATTCAAAAAATGGATTATATTCAGGTATTGCAGTTGATTGTATTATTCTATTAACAATGTCAAAGGTTATTGACTTGTCATCAAATATCATTCTGCAATCTAAAAAAACCGTGTTAAATTCTTTGTCATACATAGGAACTCCGTCCCATTCATATTTTCTAGTTATTATATTTTTTCTTATTTTATATTTTTTTAGTATATAATTAGACACATTTACAATCATGTTTTCAGCTCCTGAATCATTGCGTATATCTAAATCATTTCTACTATAAACCTCCTCAACTATTTCTAAAGCCTGCTCTTCATCAATGTTTTTTTCTTTTGATAGCTCTCTTACTATTTCTTTTTTTGGCGTGTTCATTCGCTTCGCTAACTTCACATTAGAAATAGCCTTATTTGCTGAATAACTTGAAAGGTCAACGCCTCCTTGTTTTAAAAAATAATAAAACGTCCCTACCGTTACACCTGTACCGTTTCTTTTTAATGCTATATCATACTGCTTTTTTGATTGTTCAAAATTAAACTTTTCAGAAAATGAACAAATTTTATAAAAATATTCTCGTCCACTTTCACCAAATCCGCACGCAATTGAAAAAGATAAAGCCAAATAATCCGAATATTCATCAACTACTGATTTATTAACTTGGTTAACTAAATCACAAATATCACTTTTAGGAACTAATATTGATAAATTCGGAACTTGTTTTTTCTTTTCAACTTTATTTTTTGATTTCTTTGATTTAATATTCAAATATAAATAAGGGTCATAAGATACAAACCTAGCGGATGCTACATTTTTTGGAGCTTCATCAACGACTATACCGTATGTCTTAAAATAATGCTCGGATAAAAAATTATAAGATTCTTTATGTTTTGAAGGGTCAATCTTACATATAACCGCAAAACCAGTACCACTAACTGAAAGTAAAGAAGCGTACGTATATTCATCTGAATTGATTTTTGTTCTATCGGTATAATCATCAACATCAATACAAATAAACCCTGAATGATTTTCTAAATTATCTTGACTTCTTTTTGAAAAAACGCCTCCAATTGTAACCGCTGGTAATGTTTCTTTGATTACCTTTCTTCTGTCTTTACTTTCTTCGGACCTAACAAGTTCTACTTGTTCTTTCCAATAACCCGTTTTAACTCGTTCTAAAAATTCATCTATTGAGGTTCTCTCAATATCTTTGTCTACGATTTTAACGCCCCTCCAATAACTAATCATGTTTTAATACGTTTTTATTCACGTTTATAAAAAGAATATGTAGCTGGAACGTGAACCACTTGCGTTGAACCGCTAAGCTCAAACTACATATTGCAAATATATTAAAAATTATAATAAAGCAACATAATATTTATAATTTCTGTCTATAAATTTAGGAGCGCCAAATAGTTTTTTTAATTCAATACCTAACATTTTAAGACTGTTGCATGGATATTCTGTATTGTCAATTATCATTGATTGTATTTCTGTTGCCGTTAAAAATAAACCACTATTATCAGTAGGGATTGACAATACAGTTAATATAGCATTTTCTAGGGTATTTTCTTTTTCTACAAATCCAAGTTGTTTTGCAAAAAATAACTCAAAATTATTCCTTTTTTCAATCTCATCTTTTGACCTAATAATATTTAATTCTTTTTTTGCCTCTTCAATTGAAATATCAAACCAGTTACCATTTAGCTTCTTATTAGAATATTTAAAATGTAGATAACTATTAACCCTGTTTGGATTATCAACCTCGACAAATCCAACTATCTCCCCTATATGTGGTGAATAAGTGCTGAACTGCTTAAAAGTTTCATCAAGTGAGCCGTTTATCGAAAACCCAATCTTTATTGGTGATAAATCATTGTGCTTAAAAAAATAAATAAATGCTTTCATAATTCTTTTTTTTTGCAAATATAGTAAAAAACAACAATAGAAGAAAATTCTACTCAAACTTACTCTTGTCTTGCTTTGCAAACCCAGTCACAGCTTGACTTATAGAGTGCAACAAGAGATACAAGGGTATAATTACTATAATATATGAGATAATAAAATAATATTTTACAAAAAAAAAAAAAAAATATTTTCATTTAAACTTTGAAGTTTTTATTTCTACCCTTGCAAATGTTGAATATCAGTATTTTACGTTTTCATGTACCCTTGCAAACACAAAAAAAGCACCCGTTAAAGTGCTTTTTTTTGTTTTATTTATTACAAATTATTTGATTATTACTGTTTCTATATCCTCGATTCTTTTATTAATTCTGTTAAAACTGTTGTATATTTATTACTTTGTTCTTTCCAACAATGCCAAGCGTGATACCTTTTTTTAGTTTTTGGGCATTGTGTTTGGTTAATATATTTAACTGTTTGAAAATCGCACCATTTTAAGTTAAATTTAGCTACTCTATTACCAAGAATATAACCAATAATTGTGTGCTTGTATCTATCTTTTATAATTAAATCTTTATCAATATTAGGATTAAAAAATCCTGATTGGTCTACTACTTTTTTAGTTTTTGTATTAATTTTGGTATATTTCATGTTCAGAAATTGTTAAAGGGTTAATATTTGGATATTTAGTTCTAAAATCTTTTAGCGCATATTCCATTGATATAGCTATTAAAGTAACACCTGCTAATAATATAGGTATTTCTTGTTTTTGATAAGTAATATGATATTGTTTCATTTTATTATAATTTATAATTTACTAAATCGTTTAATTGCGCATAGCCACAAGTTATACGCAAGCACTACATTTCGTTTCCAATTGAGCATTTGTCGTATCATTCTTTTTCTTTTCTTTTTTTTTGCCACCGCACATTTTTAAAAAACTAAAATAAAAAGGTTTGTGCTAAATATCCGTTTAGCCTCTTTTCAGCAATCTTCACATATTCAGGTGATAGTTCTGATATTATCCAATTTCGCTTCTGTAAGTGTGCCATCTTTGCAGTTGTTCCGCTTCCTCCAAAGCAATCATATACTAAATCACCTTCATTGCTCCAGCTATGTATATGTTCCTGTGCAAGTTTTTCGGGAAATATTGCAGGATGTTTAAAGGCAATTTCATCTTTACTATGTCCGTTTAATCCTGTTTCGTATTCCCAAATATTCCCTCTCAATTTGTATATTTGGCATCACTTTGCCAAGTTTGCCACCTTGCTTACTTCCTTTTTCATTCAAACTTGCACTGTTTTTAGCTGATACTTTACTTTGCCCAAAGTGTATTGATTTTTCCATCAGTCCATTAAAGGTTTTCAATTTGCCTTTTACCAGTATAAACATATACTCAAAATGTTGCTCATATCTTCTATGTGTTAATGGCAATGTTTCCTTTTCATAAATCATTGTATCGTGTAATTTAAAGCCACATTGCTCTACAAAGTAAATTGCTTGTTTAAATGATGTCAAACTTTCGCATCCATCTTTTGTTGCATCTCCAACTACCCACACAATTACTCCTCCATCTTTCACTACTCTAAACAATTCCTTTGCTATTTTTTCAAAGTCAAAACTATAACCTTTGTATTCTCTAAGGTTATCGTATGGTGGTGATGTTACTACTAAATCCACAAAGCAATCAGGCATCTTTGCCATCGTTTCTAAACAGTTTTCGTTATATATTTTATTCAGTTCCATTTTAGTTTTTTAAAATTTCCCTCCCTTAAAAAAGAAAAGAAAAAAGGTTTTGTATTCCAATTGAACATTCCACTAATCAACCGTGCCAGCGTATAACACGGGTTTGGCAAAAGCGGGGCTTCCGTTTTCCAATTGAACATTTGTGGTTGTATTATCTTCTGTCATTCTATTAAACTTTTGTGGTTAAAATCCCCGCCTTCGCCAAGCCGTGAACCGTTACCTGCTACCTATTGACCAGCGTTAGTAATAAATCAGCGTGACATTTTTCATCAAGCCGACACCAACACGCAAGGTTTTTACCTTTTAGATTTTGCATAGCATCTTCCATAATTGCCATTGATTGATAAAAATCTGACATTGTACCTTCTTTGTGTGTATAAGGTAATAGCCAGCAATCATAACATTTTATTGCATCTATTACAGCATCTGCTTTTGTATCATAAACAGCGTGGCAATTTCTTACAAGTATCTCACTACACTTATCACTCCCATCTGTTTTGATAGCCCATTTTTTGTCAGAATATTGTATAACTCTGAATGGATTACCCCAACGGCTACCACGACCAACATATATAGTATTTTCGGGCATCTTAAAACCTTTTTGACGGCTACGTTGAACCCTAATCGGAAAGGAAGCAGGTAACACTGTATTGCCAAAAGTGGGGCTGATGTTTTTCAATTTATCTTTTGTACTCATTATTAAACATTTGTTTTTCAATTAAACTTCGGTGGTTTAATGCCCACCTTCGGCAATACTTTTACGTTATCGGCAAGCGTAAGACGACCACTGCACAGCCATAGCATTTGCAATTCCATCAAACGTTTTGCTTCTAATTCTTGACACTTCTTTTAAGTTTCCTTTTCCTTGCTTTAATGTTTCTGCATACCAAGATGATACAACCTTTCCCAAATTTGCCCTTTCATTATCAGGTTCGACTATATTGGTTGGTTCTATTTTAGGCAATCCTTTAAGCCATAAGCAAGTCTTTTTGTTCACACTATGTCCGTGTTCGTATGGCTTAACTATTTGGTCGGGTTTTCGCCATCCAGTATTCAAATATCCAACAGGGTTTTCTATTGCTACCAAAGGGCAATCTGAATTGTAAATCATCAAAGCAAAATCTTTCGCTTCATCTCTTAATCTCAATCGGTTTGCTCTGTATTCATCAGTAGTACCCTTTCGTGTCAAGTTGCACATTCCAGCATTTGTCAAGTAAGTGCAA